ATGTTCTCTTGCGGTGAGTTTAACTAAGTTTTCCGATGAGTCATTGCCTCCCAATGATTTTGGGATGATATGATGTTTTTCGATATAACCGACCAATGTTCTACCTCTGGCCCTATTTACGATAGAATAGTATATACGAGTGTATTTGTTGTCTAAATACATTTGCTGATGCTCCTATAAGCGTTAGAGTAGTTGGGGGAATTGCGGCTCCGCGAACTACATCTTATTTATACCATATATTTTTTGTGTTCTAAATCATACGATATTGATTGGACGAAAAAATTACCATAGGAATATCCAAAATGTAATCTACCTATGTCAATCCAACCATCATCGAAGTAAGTTCTGGTTTTGTTGCTTTGTCCTCTATAATCTTTACTCCACTTATCCTCATACCTAGCATCTCCCATGATCTTATTGACTTCTTTTTCGGTCATCTCGGCTTGTAACTTATAGAAGTTTCGTCTTATTTGTTTTGACTTATCATTTGGTCCACATCCACTCAATGTGCCTCCCGCCATCACCGCACCAGCCCCTTTCAGAAAGCCACGGCGATTCATACCTTCAGTGATAATTTCGTTGATTTTCATATAAGTATTTATCCAAAATTGATTGACCCAGAGCCTTTACTACTGTATAATTACTACTAATATGAATATTTTACAACTAACAGACGAGAAGTACGACCTTACGAATCTACCCGAAGAGGTAGAAGACCTGCGCTTTGCTATCTTAGATAATAGCAACCCGCAGGCAGTTGATTACTTCTACATACCGCTTATCTTTTTAGAGTCATTCAACTCACCAGCATTAGTGCTGAAGATTGGCGATAGGACAGTCAAGATGCCACTCGACTGGCAAATCTTGATTGGTGAGCCTGACTTAGGTGACCTAGAAACAATCCCACTAACTTCTATTACAGATCGCGGCTTCAAAGCATTTCAGTTCAACCCTATCTCAGGCTTCAAACCTTCATTCTTAGACATTGAAATCATAGATGTGTATCACGATGTTACTTGGTACGCACCTAGACTAAAGAACGGTCAGTTCTTGTGTGTGCCTATCGACGACGGCCCTAAGCCTCGGTGTGTTTACTTTGTTAAAGAGATTAGCAAGAACGCAGAGATTGTAGACTTCTCACAGGTATTCTAATGGCAACTAAAAAACAGGCAACTAAGAAAACAGCTATTCCCTCAGACGAAAAGTTTGAGAACGTAGACTTCGACCTATTCAAAGCTATTGAAGCGATTGATAAGAAAGACTACGGCTGGTTTGACACGCTTACAGAAGACCAGCAAAAGAAGTTTGTGCCGTATATGATGCTACACTGGATCAGCGCAGTCAAAGCTACGGGTATGCTAGGTGCGTATTATGTAATGAGCACTGATGCTAATGCTAACAAGTATATGTTCAACGAGCGAGTACAGCAACATCCTAAACTACAATGGTTGATGTTGTGCGCCGCATCGCCAGGCATGGGCAAGCAATTTCATCAGTGGATCCCACACTTGAAAGCAAAGTTCGGCACACTTGAAGAACAGGCAACTAAGAAAGATGCTAAGGAATACTTTGAGAAAGTTTATGCGACGGCAAGCAAAGACGACATTGACTTGATTACAGGTCACTATGTAGGCGAACAAAATCATCAGTACAGATTATCAAAACTATTCCCTGAAATGAAGATTGATGATGTACGAGCATTAGCCGCAGTTGTAACCTCAGAAGACATTGACAAATATGAAGAAGAAGCCGGCTACAGATAAGCCATACAGTTGTGAGCATTGCGGCGCAGGCTTCGTTCGTGAGGCTTCGCTGTTCACACACTTATGTGAAAAGAAGCGTAGATGGGATGAACGAGACATGCCATCGTCACGCTTGGGCTATATCGCATGGCTTGAGTTTTACAAGCGCAACTATCCTAGTAAAAAAGACACTGACTTCAAAGCATTTGCTAAGAGTACATACTACACAGGCTTTATCAAGTTCGGGCTGTACTGTCATTCAATCAACGCAATCAACCCTACTGCTTTCATGGGCTGGTTGCTGTCTAACAAAGTAGCGATTGATAACTGGACATCAGACGCACAGTATGAGAAATACTTAGTTGAGTATCTACGCTTAGAAGATCACGGTGATGCTATCAAGCGAAGCATTGAAACCCTCGCAGAGATTGCCGAAGAGCAAGGTATGTTAGTTAGCGATGTACTACGAGTAGGCAACGCAAACAAGATTTGTCATCTTATCACAGTAGGCAAGATTAGTCCGTGGATTATTTACAACTGTGATAGCGGCATTGAATTCATGGGACACGTAATGCGTTCAGGACAAGTTCAACACATTTACAAGTATATTGACCCTGAAATTTGGCAAATCAAATTCAAACGACAAAGTAGTGATACTGAAATAGTAAAACAGGCATTGAAACACTTATGACACAATTTCGTAGCGACATTGATATTGACTGCGCTGATCGTGAGCAAGTAATGTCACGCATTAACGCAACACAGGCTTCAGTTAGAGAAAACTGGAAAGTTCGTCGTCACGCTTCAGGCGCATACATCACGCCTATTCCTTATGACCCAGTACATGATGTTGCCGCCCTTGATTACAAGACAGCAGAAGAGCGCGGCTATGTGAGACTTGACTTGTTGAACGTACACGTTTATGGTCACGTTAGGGATGAAGCACACTTAGTTGAATTGATGCGAGAGCCTAACTGGAAGATGTTACGTGATCCTGATATTGTCAAACGATTAGTTCAGATTCATAGTCAGTATGACATTATGAGACAGATGCCTGAACCTATCAACAGCATACCTAGATTAGCAATGTTCTTGGCTGTGATTCGCCCTAGTAAGCGACATTTGATTGGTAAGACTTGGGCAGAAGTTGCCGAGACGATTTGGGATAAAACTGAAGATGGGTATGTGTTTAAGAAAAGTCACGCTATTGCGTATGCTACCCTGACTGTTGTAAATATGAATCTGTATGAAGAAAATCCTACGGCATTCGTTTTACCAGAGTAATTGATCTTCGCTTGATTCGTTTCTTGGTCAGATCATTCATACTGGTAGCTGGTCCGTGAATAATCTCTAACCCTTTGTTGGTAAACGTTCGTAAGAATGGCTTGAATGGCATCCAATCTTCACGTAAGAAGATATGAATTGGTATTTGATGATTGCTACCCCACCACCATTCGTCGGCCAATTCAAGGAATAATTCCTTCATTTCTTTATGTACTATGCTACCATAGTCATAGAATGTAGTAATACTGTCATCCCTGTTTTGAACAATGCCCACATATTCATTGCCACCGTAACTACATACGGTTATGAATGGGTGCTCTTGGGACAGCTTTTCAAAGAATTCTCTGCTCATTAGTTACGATGGGTTTGTTCCATTGGTTTATTTAGCATGGCTCCAAAAAGGTATATTTTTACGATAAATACAAAAAGGATAAAAAATGTCGGCCCAAACTAAAGTCTATTTCTACGTTCAACGTCAACCAGTGGTTCTCATTGAATCTGGAGCCGCATCTAGGAGGTATGAAACAGTGTACGCAAAAGAACTAACAATCACCAAGGGCACAAACAATACGCTTGAGTTTGCGTTCGTCAATCAGGACCAGAAGCATGTAAATATCGAAAACAACGATATCACATTCCGTATCCTAGATAGTCAAGCCCAGCAGATTCTATTCCAGAAAACTCTAACGCCAATCTATCCAGTTACCGGCATCACTTCAGTTCGACTAACTGCGGAGGATATTGAGGCAATCGAAACTCAGCGTTGCTACTATACCTTAGAAGAGTCAATGGGATATGCTGTTTATGTTGACAGCAAAGGCGGCACTCGCGGTGTGTTAAACGTAGTCGAAGGTACGATTCCTGAGTTCACACCAAGTACAGTTGTTACACTTGAACCGCATACGCTACCGACACCACCAGTCGCACCACTAGCATCAGTAGCATACAATTCAAGCGTTATTCAGACCAAAGCAGTTGCTAAGAATACGATTCAAGTCAATCTTTCAGGCTTCACAGGCAACATAATTATTCAAGGTTCAACTACCGATTCATTCACTTCATCGTATGATATCACTACTACAACTCTAACTAACAGTTCAGCAACTTATGGCTTCGAAGTCCAAGGCTTTCATCCATACTTGCGAGTCAGAGTCGTAAACTTTCCAACAGTAACTACCAATCCAGATTCAACAGTCACGCTATCACATGGTGAAGTGACTTCTATTTTGGCAAGATAAGTTACCAAT